CCGGTTCATCCTTAGCACTAACCGCTGAGACAATGTTCCAGAATTCGCCCTGCTTGTCCATTGTTATCTTGACAGGGGTGTTGACAGCAAAGAGTGGCCATAGCTTCTTGTCGAATATCTTTTTGGTATATTCCTTGCCCTTGTCTGTGTAAACTATTTCCATAGCGTCACTCTTTGCTGTCTTTACCACGTCTGCCTTATTTGGTACAATTACACTTTCAAACGGCATTTTATTTCACGCTCCTTTCTATCAATTTATAATTCCTTAAAGAAAACGATTAACCAGTTTAATAATTGCCCATACACCAATACCTAACATCCCTAGCCCTGCTAAGGCACTAATCACCCAAATAACAATGAAGAACATTGGTATTTCTTTCATCTCTCTCCCTCCTTCTTAAATATATCAGGGTCTCTATTCCACTGGTAGGTTAGTTGCGATTTGTGCCCTCGGTTCTTCAGTAATAGAAACGAACTCTAGTGGCGTAGCCTTTGCAAAATCTTCAAAGGATTTCTTATCAAGACTCAAGACAACCCGATGCTCTAAAGCCCATTCCTTTGCCTTATCCGCATCATAATTCAAGACTTCAAACATCTTTACAGATACCCCAACGGCAGGGGCTTTGCTACCAGTCTCATTGTAGGCTTTCAGTGTGAGAGTGCGCAACCATGCCTCAACCACACTCACTTCTTCCGTCATAATGTCCAGTGAGCGTAAGAGTTCCTTGTTTTCATTTTCCCACATAGACAAAGCGATGTTCTTTTCTTCCCTGAGTTCGGTTATTTTATGCCGTGCCTCAGCTACCACCTTGATTTGTGTCTGTAGTTCTTCTTTAATCATTTCCTTACTCTCCTTTTTAGTATTTCCATAGTCCTCTTCACCGTATTGTTTGTTGCCTTAAACCGCTCTTCCCTAGTAGTACCTGAACGACAATAAGCACAATTACAGACTCTCATTTATCTACCCTCCTGTTTATGGTAAAGTTCCTGCATTTCTTCGGTAAGTCTGACTAATTTTAGGGAAAACCCACCCTTCCCACTGTGTTCCTCATCCCATATTTCCCTATGGAGTTCCTTTACTCGCTTCTTCTCTGCTTCAGTTAGCATTTATCTACCCTCTTCATTATTTGCCATCCTTATTGAGTTCATCTATCAGTTTCTCAGAGACACCCAGGTAATCCCCCTCAAGTATCTCCACTATCTGCCTTGTCCTCTCTCTTTCGGCTGCACGGGCTACTCTACGTTCAGGGAAAGGTATAGCCCTGCCGTCATTAGTAAGAGTGTATTCTTGGCCATCTGTTCTTGCCTTTATCATTGCTTCTTTTATAGCCTCATCACTCAGTGGCTTTAACATCGGCTTTCCTCTCCTTTTGCCTTCTTCTTCTTAATAATCCCTTCCCAAATTATCCCTTCCCAGTATTCCAGGTATTTCATAAGTTGCTCTCTGCTTTTGGGGTCTACCTCTATTTCTAACTGAGCCTCTAACTCGGCAATGATACTCTTAATAGAAGGCGCTTGCTGCTTGGTTACTACGTGCCGGTTGGTCATTCAATTCACCCCATCTCTTGCCTCTATTTGTGCTTTTGTCATTCCTTCAGTCCCTTAATAGCTTTGAACCATCTAGGGGGACAACGAACAACGAACACATAGCCAAGTTCATAACAGTCCTTGCCATACTGAGTTTTAAGAGGACATTTTCCGCAGTCGTCCTCCTTACCCGTACCATACTCGCACAAAGGGCAGGTGTTCATATAATCCTTTGCTTCCCACACCTTCCCTTCGGGAGTAAGCAAAAACTCATCTTTACTCAACCCTGATTTCTCTACCGCCTTCCAGAACCGCTTACAGTCTCTGATTGCTTCTCTCTTTGCCATAGTTCCTCCTTAATCAATAGTGTCGTGAATGAAACGCATAGCCATAGCCCCAAGCTGGATGGCTTCTTTACGCATTTTCTCATAGTTATATTGAGATTGTTTCTTAAACACTTCTGCCTTTAGTTCCTCAAATTCCTCAAGAATAACAGCTAACCCTTCGTAAGTAGAATTAAATGCCGAATAGCTCTCAGCAGCTTTTTGAGCCTCATCACACATTTCCCCTGATATTACATCAATTACTTTCTTATCCATTCCTTTTGCCTTCATAGGTGCATTCCTGCTCCTTAATACTCGCATAACACTCTGAACAATACTCGATGTTTCTGCTCTGCTCTTCTATCGGCACGGCAGATAAATGCCCCTGGCAAAAGAAATGGCTGCCCTTCTCACACAGAGCCTTGTCCATCTGGATATTGAAATGCCCTTTGGGAGTCCTTGGAAAAAGATAAACCACTCGTTCTACCATCTTATGCCTCCTTAAATTAGTCTCCTTACATTAGGTTTTCTTCTTCGCCACCCAAAGCCCCTAGCGCATCCTCTAACGATTCACCTTCATGGATTCGGCTAACTCTTCTACGATATACCTGTTGATAAACTTGCCATTGGCACCAAACCTCAGTCCATACCAACCACTTATCTTCGTAACTTAACCTAGCATTATTTTCTTTAAGGAATGTAGTAATATCCATATTCGCCTCCTTAATTATCCCCCTTGCGGACTGGTAGCCCAGACTTAGTTCCCTCTGTAGAATTTCACTACATTCGGTTTTCATTCGCTTATACTACTCTGTGACTGGTTCACCATAGAGTTCAGCCAGCAAAGGGTTCTACTCTCATTATACACCTTTCAAAGAGATTGTCAAGCCCTTTTAGAAAATAATCCGTAGCTGAATAAAAAATAAATCAAAACACTTGACAACCCCTTTAGTTTCTGATAGACTAAGGATATGGAGACAACGAAAAGAAGAATAGGTAGTTATATTTGTTGGGGTTGCCACAACGAGTTCCCGCTATATGAAGGGCAGAGGCGGAAGTATTGTCCTGAATGTATCCCAAAGCAAGCTCGTGAAGCTGGCAAGCAAGGTGGCAGGGGTAACAAAAAGGGGGGCTAAATGCCAACAGCGACAGAGCAAGCCTTCGCTGATAAGATGGTAGCTGAAGGTTGGGAAGTTTATCATAACGGCTTCCCCGATTTCCTTTGTAAAAAGGGGGACGAGGTAATTCTAGTAGAAGTCAAAAGTTCCTCAAAGGAAATCCCACGAGAGTCCCAATATCAAATACTAAGAGCGCTTGACGGAAGCACACCTACTGCCTTTGTATGGAGTCCAGATGTACCCAATCTAAGAGCAGTTAGTGAACAACACCAGCGCAAGATTTTAGAGAATGAAGGCAGTATAGAACTATTTGGTAATAGCACCTTACCAGTTGCCTTGGCTGGTTTAGTTTGTGAAGTACTGCATAAGAAAGATGGTAAGACGTACCAGGAGATAGCCGGTATATTTGGCGTTTCTTACGAGACTATCCGCAGAGAAATCCTAAAAGCCAAACAGGTATAGGGGCAAGGGTAGATGAGAAAAGCATATAAGGTAGCAAAGCATAATTCAACTGTCTGCGGGCGTTCTGGTCGTGCCTTCGATTGGTCGGGGTTTGATTGGGAAGGGCAAAGTATTAACAAAGCTATATTCAAAGGGGAGAAAGACTTAAAAGCTCCAAAGCCTTTTGTTGATGATTGTTTAATTGCTCCTGATTGTCAATATCTACACGTGCCCTACAAGTGGAGAGAGGATGGGACTATCTATCGAGTGAGACCTAACGATACTATGTACGCTGGGGAAATATACCGAGGGCATCTTATTAAAAAACAGACAGTGGTTAAGAAAGACGGGGTGTGGTATTGGGTGCTGGAGTGGTGAAGGTAGGTGAAGCTATGAGTTCGCTAACATTAACAGATGAGCAATTAGCCCAGAAATATGGCAGGCGTAATCTACCTCCAGGCGCTATAATTGTTGATGAGCCTAGCGAGTTGGGTTACAGATGTCCGAAGGGGCATACAGGTGGAGACCTTGTCTTTTCAGAATTTAATGACCATCTTTGGTGCTTGATTTGCCAAAAAGATTACCATTATGCCGATGACTGCCATTTGATAAGACCTTGCTGGCAAACAAAGGAGCAGTTTAATGAGTTTGTATCAGGGCTACCGATGAAGCCCAAGATTATTAAAGGGCTTTTACACTTCCCTGATTGCGATGTGCCGAGTGCTTAGAACGAATGCAACCAAATGATATACTTGACAATTAAGTCCTATCGTGGTAACATCTTATCATAATGACTCTGCAAGATTACTACACCATACCTCAAGCTGCTCCACTTATTGGCAAAGGGCAAGCCACCTTATATCGCTGGGTGAAATCAGGTAAGCTACCCTCTATTGAGTACGGTGGCATACCTTTTATCAGTTACGTCACTATCCAAAGCGTCCGAATAAAATCCTGTGCGACCTGCTACCATTCTAACGATAGTGTATGTAGTTGCCGTGAAACTACGGAGGTAACTAATCCTTGTTCTGACTGGTATCCTATTGAGCTTGGAGAGAGAGATGCTACTTGAAGATGTACTCGGCAATCTCAATAAGGTTAAAAAGCAATCTGATGGCAGTTACCTATCGCTCTGCCCTGCTCACCCCGACCGCAATCCATCTCTCCATATAACACTGAAGGAGGATAGGTTACTTCTTCACTGTTTGTCTGGGTGCCAGACTGAGGCAGTATGCCAAGCGATAGGTATTACGATGACTGATTTATTCATAGACGACAAACCCGCACCATCATCCTCTGCCAAGAAGATTGTCGCTGAATACAACTATACTGACGAAGCAGGCGCCTTTCTATTTCAGGTAGTAAGGTTTGACCCGAAAGGATTTAGTCAACGGCACAAGAATGGTAAGAATGAGTGGGTATGGGATATGAAAGATGTCAGACGTGTTCCGTATCACCTGCCAGAAATACTGGAAGAGCCTGATACTATCTACTTTGTCGAAGGGGAGAAGGATTGCGATACCTTATGGGGCTGGGGGCAAGTCGCCACTACCTGCCCTGGAGGGGCAAGTGCTTGGAAACCTGAATATGCAGGATACTTTAAGGGCAAGCGTGTGGTACTGATACCGGACAATGATGCTCCTGGCTATGAGTATGCCTATCAGGTTAGCTCGGCTCTCAAAGAGCAAGCACGAGAAGTGAAGGTGGTTATACTACCCGTAAAGGATATAACCGAATGGTTAGACGCAGGGAATGATATTGCTGAGTTGCCTGGCATGGAACAGGATATTGAGGCATTACCCACGCCTAGAGATGGGAACTATGCTCAAGCTCACAAAGCTATTACTGACTTACTACCTCTGTTAGTTGGTGAGACACTGACAAGGGAGCAATGGTATAGGCAAATAGGAGCTAATCCGTTTGACCCAAAGCAAGCTGACTACAGGCACGCTATCAATAAGGTATTATTAAACCTGAGTAAAACGAATAAAAAGAAACAAATCGTGAAAGCAGGGAGTGGCTTTAAGGTGATAGATGATAGCGTCGAGACGATAGATTTACTAGGTGAGGCAGGCACAGCGATAAACTTAATCTTACCCTTTGGGATACATACCTATTGCAAGGTATTCGCAGGTAATATCGTGATTGTGTTTGGTAGTAAGGATGCCGGTAAAACAGCGTTTATACTCAATGCCATTAAGATGAATAGAAATAATGGGCGAGCTATAACCTACTATTCAAGTGAGATGGGGCGGGATGAATTAAGAAACCGCTTACTTCAAGATAAAGAACTAACATTAGAGCAATGGGCGGGTATCTTTCAGCCTGTTATAAGGAGTAGTAACTTCGATGAGGTATTAGACCCTGATGGTTTCAACTTCATAGATTTCCTTGAGCTTGGTGGTGATGAGAATGAGTATTACAAAGGGGTAGCTCTTATAAGAAGGATATATGATAGGCTGGCAGGGGGTAAGGGTATAGCCGTCATAGCTTGCCACAAGAACCAGGGGGCTGCGTTACCCAAAGGCGGTTCAGGTATGTTGGAGAAAGCTCGTATCGCCGTCTCACTAGACAAAGGGGAAGCCAAATTGGTGGTTGCTAAGAACTGGGTAGATGGTATCATAACCAGCCCGACAGGTAAGAACTGGACATACAAACTTGTCGGGGGAATTAACTACTTTAACATTGTTGAGGGTTCTGAATGATTGTCATTCTTGACTTCCTTGTCATTCTTGACGCCTTGTCATTCTTGACCAGTTCTTGTCCAAATTCTTGTCATTTAGTATTGGGTAAAAATTGTCTATGACTACCCCTTAATAAAAATTAAATAATATAATACTATACCCCACCCCTTCAAGTTTAGAGACTTGAACCCCACTCAGGATAAATAAAAGTGTTGAGTAGAATTTACTGTAGGGCTATCCTTCGGCAAACTCAGGACAAGTATCACTGGGTGGCTCCACAGGATGCCACCAGTATTGTCTAAAAAAACCCTCCGGAGCTAAAAGCATTTTTGACTTATTGTCAGCATCAAGGAACGCTTTTTCATCTTCTTCCCTTTGACATGCGTGGTATGCCTCTTCGCTACCCCACAGGCATAATATATCTAACCTTTTTACAGGATGCGTATGCACGCCTTCAACATAGATACCAAAAGCAAGTCGTATCCCATTTAAGCGGTCAGTTGGTTCTTGTGGTATCCACCATTCGTTGTCGAACCTTATACGTCCATTATGAACAGTCCTTAGAATAAAATGTGGGTAACGTTTCATTTTCCCCCTCCTTATATCTGATATATTTCATAGCCTACTTCCTATTTGACGGATGTCCCTTCACGCAATCTCTGACGTAGGACATATAACTCATATCACCATCAATAGTATAACCAAGTAGATTGAGCCTACACCTATCACAGATTAGGCTTATCTCCCTGTGCCTAAAGCCAATGGTTTGGTCGCACACCTTGACTTCAGTATGAGGACAATCTGATGTAAACTGTTCCTTTTCTTTTTCGTGTCTCTTCTCTATCTCTTTTAAGGTTTCCATTTTCCCCCTCCTTATATCTGATATATTTCATAGCCTATGCCCTGCGTATGGTAGCATCGGGGAGTGTTTAACCTTTAACGCAGGCTGAGTATGACCACTAGGGTGAGTGGGTTCCTGATATATTAGCTGGCTGCTAAAGTCTCTAGTGGCATGGCAACCCGGCACTTTACAATACCCCTTACCATCTGCCTCGATAAACCAGAAGTGGGCGTGCTCTTTCTTCATAGGTCTACCCCGAACACCCTTTTGATTTCCCTTTGGTTCGCAAAGTTAGGCAAATGAATTTGATGCTCCCAGCGTCTTACAGTGAACGTAGAAACCCCTAGCTTGGCAGCGAACCTCTCCTGAGACAGTTTCAAACTCAGCCTCAGTTCTTTAATTTTCATTTACCCTCCTCGACCAGTGATAGGACTTGCTCAATCATTTCTAATATATGAGTTCTCTAGCTACTTTCCTATCTTCTGGGAAAGTAGTAAAGCCTTGTTTGGCTACTTTAGCAATCCATTCAGCCATTCTAGGGCTTTGGGCTATCAAGCGGGCATTGGCTTCATCTTCTATTTCGGTAATCCAAATATCAGACACTTTCTCTTGCCTGGCGTATATGTGGTAGCTATCGTTTTCCCTATCATAGACTGTGTACCATTCCCCTTTAGTATAGTTATTCATAGTTTTCCTCCTCGGCTAGGGATAGTGCCTCGTTAGATTGACTTAATTCACAGGCTATCACTTGTTCTGATAGTCCCGCCATGAGTGCTGCTACTTTGAATTTGCTTTGTAGTGCCTTCAAAGCCTCATACATAGCAGGAGCGTATTCGTGTTTGGCGCAGTAAATTATCGTGGCGTTGGTCAGTTCACCTATGACCACAATTTTACAACCGCATTCAAAATGTCTAGTATAATTACTCATAGTTTACCTCCTTAATGTTTTCTGCTCAAGGACTCGGATAGCTTTTAGCTCTTCGTGGGCTTGAACATTGAGTGGCTTTAACTGTTTCCTCAGTGTAACTCTGGCAGCCTCTTTTTCCTCAGCAGCTTGTTTGTTTATCTTCTCTATTGTTTCACGATATTGCCGTGTAGCACCTTCAAAAGTGAAGCGACCGCATTTACCGCAAGCTCTTAGTGGGCTACGAGCTTTCTTGTGTCCACAAAACTTACATATAAACTCTACTTCATCTTTTATTGGCATTAGTTAGTCCTCCTCTATTACTACCGAGTTGACTTCTCGCTTAATCCAGTAAAGGGCATCGTCCAGTGATTCAAATTCTATAGTGAAACTGGTTAATCTTTCTGTTACGCTCCATATAACCTTATCCTTATCGCACTGAATTTCAAAGATACCCATATCAACCATAGCGTCCAGTATCATATTATCTCCTTACTACTATTACTTTCCTTGCTCCTAGAATTGGCTCAGGGCTGCTTGGTATCGGTTATTGGTTGGGAAAGTGGTGGCGGTATTCTGGTAGTTGTCGCATCTCAGCTATTGTTCTATTGCCTATGTTCTTTGCGTTGCATAATACAGGCGTGGCGCATCGGCAAATACGTTTATACACATCCTCTTCCTTGTTGTTCAAGTGCCCGCACCTAAGGCATACCTGTAAATGCTTACGTTTCTTAGATTCCCAAGCCATTGTCATTTCGAGTGCGTTCATTCTATAATCCCTCCTATATTTATTTGAGCTATACTGGCACTGAGAAAGGATAGCCAGCAGGGTGAGTTATATGCTGTGGTTTTAGTTCTCGTGTCGACTTGGCTAGACCAGCCTCTCCTTGCTCAACAATCCGTGTTGCTTGTTCTCCTGTCTCAGCTTCAACTTCATAGATATATTCTTGCTTGACAATTTCCCTGACTATCCATTTCATTAGTCTACCTCCTCTGTTTCTAGGGTATCTTCCAGTCGGCGCACTAACCTATCCCTAATCATCAGGGCATCATCGGCTACCTTCTCGGTTTGTTCTCTGATGTCCGGCAAGTCGAGCATATCAAAGTCCCCTTCGCAAATGTCCTTTAAGCCCTCCACTATCCAATACAAGCCTTTCACCTTATCTCTAATAGCCTTCCTAGCGTCATCACTACGGCTGTGGGGATTGGCTTTTACTTTAGCCATTACCTTTGCCATTAGTTCTTGAGACCCCACCAAGTCGCCGTTCTGAAACTCCTCAACCAGTTCCTTAGATTCTCTCAGACCTAGACCTGTCTGATTTCTAACTTCCCGTATCATTGCTATCTTGTCCATATTACCTCCTCTGCTATTACTTTCCTTGTTAAAGCCCCTAGAATTGGCTGTATGGTTGGTTCTCTTCCTGCCAGCCGTACTTAGATAGATTACATTCACGAATCAGCTTGTTTGTTTCGTCTTTACCTATTTCGGCATCTGCTTGGCGTAGTAGTGAAGCCACAAGGTTGGTCCAATACTGACCGCCTCGGCGCCTTGTGTCGTTTATCCTTCCCTTATACTCCTTAAATATGGTTGAGTCGGTCGCATGTTCCATTCTATAATCCCTCCTTCTTATTCTTGCTTTTCCTTGGCATTACTGGTATTAGGTAATGATGTAAAGGTCGATATGGTCTTTAATCTCCTCGATGTCCTCACTGATAATCAAGGGGACTGTATTCCCATTCTTGAAGATATGTAGTAAGTGATACTTCCCCTTGTACTTGGTGATTTCTGTGTCTTCACTGTGTCCGCTCTTCTTGAGGACTTTTCTCAGGTCTCTCGCTGTTACCATTAGTCTACCTCCTTCTTATTCTTGAGCTTAACACTTCGACTATGCTCAGTGTGAATTGCTCGATATGCCGGGCCGGCTATGTTTTATTTTATCTCGCTTTAATAGGTTCGTTGACGGCTATCCACCAGTCTGGGTTTGGGAGTTCGGTCACGCTATGAACATTTGCCAGGTTGCGTAAGTGCTTATCAATAAGTTCCTCGGCTAAATCCCACGCTTGGTTTCTGCTGGTTGCTTGAATGGTAAATGTAACTGACACATTATACTTTTTCACGCTTACTCCTTCCGCCGGCCCGGTATATCCAACCTTTAAGCTCTATTTATAGCTCGCTACCGCTTCTCGCCACAGGTAGTGAGCTTGTCGAACTATTCAATTGTTAATGTGCTATGAGCTATCCTACTCACTGCTGGCACCCAGGAGTCGATGAAGAACCTGAGAGCCAGTGGGTGAAGAGGTTAGCTTACATTAAGCCTTGTTGCTATGTCCTGGCAGTCCCGACAGCTATCAATAGCGGTCTGTTGTGTTGCCAGACATTTCCTTAGATTCGCTTCTATCATTCCCGTGTCCTTGCCACAGACGTTGACTACCAGATGTATTAGCTGCCCCTTTGTTAGTTTCTTTAGGTTATTCATTCCCTTTACCTCCTTTTATTTACTACTGTTACAGCTATTTACCACGTTAATAAGCCAAGAAGAATAGGGATTATCTTTAGTTTTTAGCCTGTTATCCTTGAGCCATTGCCGGTAAGCCGGCATCTGTAATTGTTTTAAGATGCGTTCCTTTTGGTGCCATCCCTTACACTTGCTAATCATAGCGGCTTCTTGGTTCTTAGTGGGTTGATGTGAGCCATCATCATATAAGCGAAGCATAGAGTCACCCCGCTTGGCAATCATTAAAGTAGGGTGTATCATTGCCTTACGTGCTTTGTAGCTGTCATTACGATAGCGGAAGTTGTAATAGAGTCCGTCCCTGACTACATCACGCCGAGCAGTAGTATCAACTCTAGCTTGGTTCTCCAATCTTAGTGCCTCAATTGTTTTTAGCATCTTATACCTCTTAGCCTTATTAGCGTTACCCAGGACACACCACGTGGAGGCTAGGCTTTGTGTCCCAGAGAGGTAGTCAGCCGAACCGTAACCCGGCTGCTAGCCCCTCATTATTTATACTCTTCCTTGCGGAAGGCTAGTATCCTATTGCTGTCGGGGAGGTTTCCTTTAACCCGCTTACTCAGTAAGGCTTATCTAGGCTTCTAGTCATAAGGATTGCCTATAGTACCCTAGCCTTTCAGTATAACTACCTCGCTATCGCTCCAGAGCTTCCTTTCACTTGATAGCTTCCCCTTGCTTTGACCACCGGGTTACAAGGGATACCCCGGCTAAGCCTAGCAGACTTGGCGATGTATAACCTTCAACTTGTCTAGTTTCACTAACGTTAGCTGTCTGATATAAGCCTATTGTTGTCTAGCTTGCCTCATCAGGCCAGGATTGCTAGTCCCTGGCGACTACCCCAGAGGGTAGTTTCGGCATTATGGCCTCTTCAGTGGTAGAGTGATAACCTCTGGCATCGGCAACGCCACCGGTATCTCGTGTATTGCAGGCACTGCTATCGGTGCTAACCTCTTTGCAATCTCTAACCTGATATTCATTTTGTCGCCTCCTATGTTTTATTTAACTTACAGTTTCACAATAGCACAGTCGTTAGCACGTTGTCATCCCTCAAATGGGTGATTCTGTGCTCATCCTTTTGGGTGATACAATATCAGTTGCCGATAATACTTTTGGGTGATAGCAAATCACCCATTCAGGTGATGCCAAAATCATCCTTTTGGGTGATAGATTAGCTTGAGACTACCCCTCTTGGTATGGTATGCTAAACTTAACGAGAGAAACGTAGAGGCTCTCAAGTACATCGCAGTTTCACGAAGAGCATATACTATATTCTAAATCTCATTCCTTTTACCTTCCCCTCCCCTTGATTAACTCCACTCTAAGGTTACGTTAATCTTATCCCCCCCAGTACTCAACACTTTACTCAACACTATTTCTGTTCACTAATTCATACCTTACTTGACTTTTCCTCCCATTCGTGCTATCTATGTACTAGTGATTAGGGTAAGTCTACCACTGGAGTCTAGATAACAATGACCGGAGAAACTAACAAAACACCTAAGCAGGTACATCCTAACACCCTGAAGGCTCTTGAGGAGAATCGAGAGGCCACGCAATTCAAACCTGGTAAATCAGGTAACAGGGAAGGATATAGTCTCACCTCTGAACTAAAGCACGCTCTTAAAGATAAGGAAAAGAGGAGGCAGTTTATTGAATCCACTATTGAGGGAGCTATCAATCGTGAGGTTACTCCGTTCAAGGAAGTGTGGGACAGGGTTGAGGGCAAGTCGGTAGGTGAAGAGCCGGTACAGGGTGATAGGATACTTAACATAATAGTAACCACTGAGGGAGCTAAGGGGTTAATGGAAAGGCTACTCGGTGGTGAGCCTCATGGTGGGCTTATAGAGGAGGGTAAATGAAAGAACTAAGGAGTGACTGGGCTTTTAGAGTAGCGTTTGGTATTAGTGTCGCGGGCAGTACCGTTTTTATTATCTATGTGGTAGCAACTATCTTGGGATAGGAGGGTAAATGATGAAGGTTTTATGTAAAACTTGCGGGGTTATATCTGAAGGTGTTGAACCTATTGAAGCAGTGGAACAAAATGAAGTGCTGAAAGAGGCTTATACAGGGTTGCTTTTTCAATGCCCTATTTGTCAATGTGAATGGTTTGTATCTATCCGAGTTGTATACGATAGAGAGGCTTTTAGTAAGGAATATACCTTAACATCCTTAACCTGTAGGGATGGTCGTTCGAGGTGGGGTTATGAGCGGAAGTCAATGCTAGAACGGATACAGAATAAGGAGGGTGAGTAATGAACGAGACATCACCATTACAGAGACAGGACATTACTCCATTCTACTCTAAGCTGGACAGGATTATTTTCCTTCTAGAGCAGATATTAGAGAGACTGCCACAAGATACGGGGGCGTAGCTCAGTAGGTAGAGTATTGGTTTGCGCTAACAGACCAAAGGTTGCAGGTTCGAGTCCTGCCGGCCCCACTATATAGGAGGGTAGGATGCTGGTTAAATGTTCAGGGTGCGGAGCGGAGTATTACATTCTACCTACAACTGCTGATGTAAGTGCTGGCCCAAGGGTAGTAGCTTTCTGCCGGTATTGTTTTAGAGAGCCTGTACGTGTTTAGAGGAGGGTATTATGAGTTATAGACCTGAAGGGTGGGAGAATCCCGAACCTTGCAGCACGTGTCCTAATATATCTAGAACCACACAGTGTGCTATAGTGTGTCAAACGTGGCAAAGATATGTTCTATATGAAGCAGGGGCGGATGCGATATTAACTGCTATATGGGAACTGGCTAGTGAGTCCCCAATCAAGACCTTTACCTTTGATGCTAATATAAAACAAGTATATGCAAGGGTATATGATTTACCAGAGGAGGGATGATGTATAGACCTGAAGGATGGGTGAATCCTTATAAACCCGATAATGAAAATAATGAGTACTATGGTGATATTGGAGCACGAGACCAAGCTATTTATGAAGCAGGAGCCGATGCTTATGAGAAGGGTTTGAAGAGAGTTGCTATAGCTGAAAACCACAATGATGATGATTACATTGCTATTGAGATAATGAAAGGAACAGGACTCAAGAAAGGTTGGTTAGTATTTATAGAGGATAAATGATAACTGTAACAGCCACCACGAGGACTAAGATAAGGGCGTAGGAAGATGGTAACAGCGACTAAGCGGGAAGAGATACGGGAAGTAATAGACACTTATACAGACAACAGTTGCTTATATCCCGATGAGGAGTGTGAGTCCCGTGGCGAGAATGGGTACTGTGTCTCTACTAAGGGAGGGATAGAATGTTAATCAATCACCCCAAGAAGTATCTGATAGGATATATTCTACTTGGTTTATGGAACCTAGCGATAGCCATGCAGTCATACCCAGGATGGCCTCCAACGTGGCTGAGTTATGCTGTGGCTGGTCTCATGGTGCCGTGCATGGTTTTATGTGTAATTATTATTAAGGAGGGTAAATGATGCCACATAAGGGAAAAGATAAGGATTACAAATCTACTAAGAAGCACCCGAAGAAGAAATGATAGATGGATTTAATAGTCACTAAGAACTTAGAGGAGATAACTAAAGCGTGGTTAGATGGTAAGAGGCGGGTGTTCATGGAGGGCGGTACGTGGTCATCTAAGACTTACTCAGCTATCCAGTTCTTACACAATTTATTAAGCCAGACCAAGGTACCTCTATTAGCTAGTGTGGTTAGTGAGACTATGCCTCACTTGAAGAGGGGTGCTATACTGGATTTTACTAACATACTGGGAGGTGAATTTAATGAGGCGAGGTGGAATAAAAGTGACTTCCATTATGATTATCCTGAGACTAAATCAAAGTTAGAGTTCTTTAGTGCTGACCAACCATCGAAGTTAAGGGGAGCAAGGAGGCAGATACTATTTGGGAATGAGTTTAATAATGTCCCTTATGATTCCTATTGGGAGTTGGATATTAGGACTGAGCTATTTACTATATGTGACTGGAATCCAACAAGCGAGTTCTGGTTCCACGAGGAGAGATTATTAGAAAAGCAAATAAGTGAAGAGGAGTGGTTGACAGACCCTGATAATGTTTATGTTCATTCAACCTATTTAGATGCCCTTAATGTTATTCCTGCAAATAAAAGAGAAGAGATAGAAGCTACTAAATTCAAAGACCCTAATAGGTGGGAAGTATATGGGCTAGGATTATTAGGGAAGATAACGGGATTAGTATATCCTCATTTCAAGCAGGTTGACCAGTTACCGGAAGGGAATGTGTTTTACGGGTTGGATTTCGGCTATCAAGTAGACCCGACAGTATTAGTAAAGAATGTTATCTTGGGAGACAAATTGTATTCGCAGCAGATGTTCTACGCTGACCCTATAAATAGGGTTGGATTAGACAATAATCAGATAGGTATGGAGATGACACGTTGTGGTGTAAGGGGAGAACCTGTTTTTGGAGACCCTGATGAGCAGAAGAGTATAGATGAATTGATAGCACTTGGGTTCAATATGGGAGAGACGATTAAAGGGAAGGGTAGTGTGGAGTGGAGGAGACAACGTGTTAATCAGTTCTACCAGCATTGGACAAAAGACAGTTTGGAGTGTATCAAAGAACAAAGGAACTTCAGATACATAAAGAAGAGAGAACCTAATTCGGGGAGGGAGTATTTAAGTGACGATACAACGCACCAATGGAGTCACGGGATGTCAGCCAGGGACTTTGCAGTAGCGTCATATAAGCAAGTTTTCAGGGGTATATTAAAGCCAGTCAGTAATCACTAAGGAGGGTAGGGAAATGAAGAAGAGGTGAATTTATGGACACAATGACACTGGTAGACAATAGAATTAAAGCTATGTCGGACATAAATGACCGCATGGATGAGACTTCAAAGTTTCTACATTGGGATGATACGCCTTATAAACTTGTCAAGCCAGATGGCAAGACACTATTAACGGATGCTATTAGCGTAACCCCCAATATGCCTAAAGTGTTTGTTCACAGCGTTGTAGCTGACTTGATGAGTGGTAAGTGGCAGACTGTGGTTGAAGGCAGTATATCAGGCAGGCAGTCTCATATAATAGAAACATTTGCAGATGATAACCTGATTCAAGCAGATGAATATATGTTAAAGAGGTATGGTATTCCGTCTTTGTTTGGGTGGTTATGTAACCATGTGTGTGTACGGTGGGCGATAGGAGTGAGGTGGATTTCACAAGTCATAGATGGTGAATATAAGATTGATTGTCTGCCTGTAGATATGAGGTGGACACCCTTTGAACGTGGGGAAGAGGGGTTGTGGTGGGTTTGCCCACAGATATTTATGAGCGGGTCTGCTATTAAAAGAAAGTATCCTGATGTGAATATAAGTGAAGGAGATGATAAGAAGTATGAGGTCAGGGATTTCTGGGATGGTGAGAAGAACGAATTATGGATAGAAGGTAAAAAGGTAGAAGGACGGCAAGAAAAGAATCCCTTTGGTCATCCTCCATTCGTAATAGTCATACCTGCTTCTGGGTTTATGCTGAGAGATGAGGGGTATCTGAAACACGAGGGCGAAGATATACTATTCCTTAATGCTGGTCTTTACACGGAACTAGCCAGGTCATTATCCCTGGAACAGACATCTGGATATGCTGGGTTATATCCTGCTTATGAGCAAGAAAGAATAAATTTTGATGGTAGACCATCAGAACCAGTGCCGGAACTAGATGAGAGTGTAGCTGTCAGGGAAGGGGAGAGGCATCTGCCAGTACCAAGGGGCGATATAAACAAGGCAGGGCAAACAGCTAGAGTAGACCTCCAAACTATGATAGAGAATGGTGGGCCGATAACTCCAAGACAGTATAATACTCCCCCAAGTGCTATCTTGTTAGCTGGTGAAACAGAGATGATTTCGAGGTTACAAAATTCAAGGAAACAAGCTCTGGGTATATTTAGAAGTCAGTTAGTTGATATGATGATTGCCCAGTTTATCAAGGTTGGTAAAGGTGAAGTTCTAATTGGTAAGCAAGGTAAGAAAACAAAGTATTCTCCGAGTAAGTTAGGCAATCCTGACGAGTACACTGTCAATTATCAATTAACAGTTAAAAGTAGAAGGCAGGAAATAGCCAATTTAGCTGAGTTCACGGCTGCTTATGGTAAATTACCGTTAAAATGGAACCTGACTAATATCCTTATGGTAGACGACCCTGACGGAATAATCGGGGAACTTGATATAGAGAAATGGAAAGATGCAGACCCTTCTATCGGTATGTTTGAAGGGGCTATGAAATATGCTGGGGCAGCAGAGGATATGGAAGATGGTGCAGAAAAGGATTTTAAGAACTGGGAATCAATGATGCTGGTTGATGAGGGGGTAAGAATAGTTAAACAGCGTATGCAGCCACAACAGTTACCTGAAGAAGCTGCGACTCCACAAGTAGAGAAACCTAAAAGTAATGCTAATGCCCTATTAGGGTTAGGGAGTGGTGGCGGAGGTCAAACAAGACCGCCACAGGAGGTAGTATGAAAAGGTTTTGGGACTTCACTATGGGGATTATTGCTCACGTTATAGTTATGTTGTATGGTTCATCTGTGATGGACTGGGATAGATATAATCACGATAGAATGTGGAGGTAATATGAAAATAGTTATTTACGCTAAACTTAGTGATAAAGGTGACTCTATATCCGTTGCCCAGAAGGTTCCACCTGAAATATACCTAGAGTTAGAGGGGGAAAAAGAGGAACTCAAAACCTACGAGCAAGACATTAAAGAACTACTAATGGAGATGTATAAGAGATAGTATGTTCGGGTTAATTTTTAGCAAACAACGTAGGATACATCATTGGGTAGCAAAAAATCTTTGGGTGTACCGTTTGCCGCATGGACGTGCTATATTAGCAACACAAAGAATAATAAACTTGCCCTTTATCACTTATACAGTAACTGTAGACGGGAATGTTTTATGTAAGACGAGGAGGTAATTGATTATGCTTCGCTGGAATAAGAAAATCTGTCTTGAGCATATCACTGCGTTAAAGAGTCCACTAGAGGCTATAGTTAAACCTTCTGGGGGAATTATGGGAGGGGTTGCTGAGAAGATAAAGGCGGTTGCAAGGAAGATTAAATAAAGGAGGGTAAATATGACAAAGCAAGAAGAGATACAAGAGTGTGGATTGTTATTGAATCAGGAGTATGAGCTAACAGGGTCTTTTAATTGGTGTCCTTTCTGCAAGGCTTTTAATAAAGGTACGCCTGATGATTGTGACTATTGCTATAAAGCCGAGACTTTGACGGCGGAGGTTTTATATGACGACTAGAGGAGAGATAACTGGTGGTTTTGTAGGTGAAAGCAATGGTGTAATAACTGGTTGCTATGCTACGGGGTCTAATCAAGAGCAGATACGGGAAGAACCTACTATTACACGAACTATTTTTAGGTTGGTATTTCCCATCCATAAGCGTATTTGGCGGTTTCTGATGCTGATAATAAGAGGGTGGTGTTACTTCGATTAAGAAAAAAGATTAAGGATTAAATAATGATATTAGACGCAAATCACGCATCAGTCAATTTTCTATTCTGTGGTGGGACTGGTCAGAAGTGGGGAAAACATAAATGGCTTTTTGTCCCTTATTGGAAGAAAGAATTGAGATTATTGAACATTCCATCTGGGCTTAAATCCCAAGTATATATTCCATTTGATTGTGAGGTTGTTGATGCTTTTGTAATATCAGAACCGCTTGGTTTTATTGATATAATAATAACAAATATACGAGGTGGTTTTCTTCTACACTTAGATAGCAGTATGAATACACGAACCTTTGGACAGCGTATCAATAAGGGGGACATACTTAAAGCAACGGTTATGGCAACAAGTGGTATTTATGAGAGTTCCGTAGTATTGAAATTAAGGACCAAATAAATGGTTACAAGAAGGCGTAAAAAGCCTAATATATTTGATACACCTGAAGAAGAGCGTAAGAGGAAATTACGCAAACTTCACATAGAAGAAGCTATGGCGAAGCAAGCTGAAGAGGTAAGGTTGGGTAAGACTCGCCATACTCTTGCTTATCACTTAGGAGAGATAGCCAGAAGTAAGCCACCTGCCCCCCCAAAGGCAGAAGAGAAACCTCTAATCGAGGAAAAACCTACTGGATTTAAGCCCACACCTGGAGAGAGGCAGAAGGGTGTATATACTCTGGGTGCTTATGAACTTACATCAGAAGAGGCAAAGCAGTTTGGTTACACCTTAGACCCTGGATGGAGAGTTAGGGTAGCTCCACCTCCATCTCCTAAAGGGGTAGTGACTGAGGACGCTAAACCTTCCGCTACTTTTACTTCTCCTGAAGGATGGGAGTTCAGGGATATAATCAATGATGAAGCTGGTGAGGTTATTGGATATACCGCCTTGTCTCCAGAAGGGGAGACATTTACCAAAGAAGAACTTGAAGCACTAGAGATTCAAGAACCCTCAGAACCTGAACTCACAATAGAAGAGGTATCTCAACTTGATGTTAGGTTTAAGGAATTAACACAACAGTGGAAACAGGAAAAGGACTTGGGGAAGAGGCGTCTTATTGGGGAAGAGATTTCAACCATTGAGCAGCGTTTAAGAGGTGCTCCTGAAGTTGCACAACCCACTATGGAAGAGTCTGTTGCTCGAATGGAACTGGAGACAAGTATATCCGCTCTTTATCCTGAGTTAATGACTATACGTGAAGGTGAAGATGTTACGATAGACCAGAAGGTAGAAGAGGCTTTTACTTCTATCCAGCAGAAGGCTTCTACCGATACAGAGGGGTTTGTTAAAGAGTTAAAGGCAAAGGGTAGAACACCTACTACTGAGGGTTTATTAAGAGCTATCGGGCGAAGGTCAGTAAATGAACAAGGGCAACCATTTACACCCGAAGAGATAGATGGGTTGGTTGAGAGCGTCTTTCAACCAGTTGGAGAGGTAATTCCAGAACCTACCCCTCTTACAAGTGCTGTAACTCAAGAAGGGGAATTTGTTAGCAGAGGTTTCTTTGCTAATCTATGGGATAGCATACGGCTTTCAGTCCCTAATATCTTTTATGGTACAAAGCAATATTTTACTCGTGTTCTTCCTGCTGAATATACAAGGGAAGTAAAAGCTGGTGATGTTAAGCGTGTTACTGGTATGTCAGAAAAGGAGGTACAGGAGTTAGGACTTGTGTTTACTGCTGAGGAAGCTGCTCAATCAAATAGGCAGACTAAACAAGCTCGTGATATATTTAGGCGTGTTGCTGCCGAGAATCAGGAGAAGCATGAGATATTTCTTGAGAAGCACCCTGAACTTCAACCCCCTAAAGAATATAGGCAAGACCTCACTGAAAACTGGGCACTCTTAAAAGACCCTGGGTATTGGGGATATACTATTGGTGAAGCAGCTACTTATACGCTTGCTATTATGGCAACTACATTAGCTGTTACCTATACCACCAAGAACCCATTTCTTGGTGTATCTGCTGGAGTTGGCATTGCCACGCCTTCTATATCGCATGATTTATATCAGGAATTAGTAGATGCTGGTGCTCCAGAGGATGTTGCTGGGAGTATTGCAGTTCCTATCGGATTCTTTTTGTCTGCAACTGAGGCAGCAGATGACTTGCCGTTATTATCTGTGATTTCTCCATTTTTTAGAATCGCAAGAAATAAAATAAGGAAAGAGGTAGTTAAAAAAACAGTTCTAACCGCCATCAAGAAGTTTGGGACAACTTTCGGTACGGTTGAGGTTGTTAATACGCTTCAGGAGATTGGACAGGATATTGTAACAAATGCCTTTGTTGGTGTGTTTGATGAAGAACGAGGATTATTTGATGGTATAGATGAAACAGCCCTTAGAACCTTGATTGCTACATCACCATTTGCTATTTTTGGTGGGGCTGTTTCATCACGTCATGTTCCCGCTGAGGAAGCTGCTCTCACACCAGACAAGACAGGATGGGAACAGGATAAAATTACAGGTGAATGGTATAAGCCTGAAAAACTCACGGATACATATAACGACATCGTTAGTGGGCTTAAAGGCGAAGGATTAACTGATGAGCAAGCAAAACTCAAAGCACTGAACGAAATAGCTAAAACACCAGAAGGCTTACGGTCTCTTATAGATAGTTATGCCAAAGTTACACCAGAGGAAATAGGTATACCCCCTAAAGCCCCAGTCGCCCCAGAGATAACTCCAACCCCTGAACAGGCTGTAACAGCACCTACAGGGGTAGAGGCAGGGGTTGGGGAAGTAACACCTAGAGGCATAAGAGGCGAAGAGGGCTTTGTTAGATTGCCTGGGCAGCCTGAACCTGTTAGAACTTTATCATTGGAAGAGGTATCACAGTTAGAGACTAGAATACCAATAGACCTTATACGGAGAGATGAGACTGTTGAGATTAAGAGATTAACTGAGGAAATCCGAAGGGAGGGTATAAAGGAACCCATTGTAATAAGGGTCAGGGAGGATGGTTCTCAAATAGTTTGGGATGGAATACACAGACTTATAGTAGCACAAGATTTAGGGATTAAGGATATTCCTGTTAGATTTATAGGCGAAGAGGGTTTAGGAGTTAGAAAGCCTCCTACAGAACCTAAACCTCCGGTAACTCCCCCAGCAGTTGAAGCACCTGTTACTGAGGAAGTAGCACCCATCAAAGAAAGAGAAGCCTTTAGAGCAGGCACTAATCTTGAAAGAAATTATAAACTGTTGGCACGTTATGGTAAAACAGGCGTGGCTAATATAAAACAATTTTCTACTACGCAGTTAAATGATTTCAGAAAGTTAGTATCTCAAGGACGAGTTGAAACTTGGAGAGAGGAAGGTAAAACTTGGTATAGGGTCAAACCTGAAGTAGCACCCAAAGTAGCTGAACAGGTTGAAGCACCTACTCCTAAAATCACTATTGGTGTTATACCTGAGTCTATAGAAGAAGCATTGGCGATGGCTGAGGCATCAGAACCGCTTAGTAATGATGGTGTCCCTCTTGACCCAGAGACTCCAATCTCTAAAGCGGTAGAAGATAACACTGCCTTCATTAGGGATATTGGCATAAAAGAAAGATGGGTAAGGAGTAGTAGGAAGGTATTTGAGAAGCTAGGGCAGTATCCGTTATACAAGGGTATTCAAGAAGCTGAGGTTTTAATTGGTGAGGAAAGAGTGACTCGCCTCAAAGAACAAAGAGCGATAGCGAAAAAGGTTGATAAGAACCGCCGTCACCTTGTATTCAGAGAAGCTAACGAAGCTGGTAGTGTTGGTTGGAATAATCTAAAGTATGAAGAGAAGCAGGCAGTTAGTTTTATCAGGAAGTGGGCTAACGAATGGGCTGATAAGAAGGGTCTCTCTCCTGAAAAGAGAATAAAAGACTACATTCCTCATTTATTTGAGGAAGAAATGGTGGCTGAACTAAAAGAAGGACGAAAGATTGACCCTGCCTTAGCTCGTATGCTTGACGAAAAGACTCAATCCAAGATTACCGACCCATTCCTCAAAGAGCGTCTCGGTGCGACAGGTTTCTTGGAAGACCCCTTTGCTGCTATGGAAGCCTATGATGCCGTCTCTCTGAGGGTTTTATATTATGAGCCTCACCTGCAACAGGTAGCACTGATAGCAAATGACCCGACTACTCCTAAGTTCATTAAGGAATACTTGGATGATTATTCAAGGAGAATGACTGGGGAAATGTCTCCAATAGATAGACAGTTTAATACCACATGGAACGAGATGTTAGATATAATCCGCCCTTTGCCTGGTGGGAATGTAGTAGCGGATAAACTAGGGCGGGGCAATCCTGCTGGTGTGTTTTCTTATAATATGACTGGTGTTCTATATCCGTTATGGATGGGCTATAAGGCAACGACAGCTATTAGGAACTTGAGTCAGCATACTCTAATTATAGCTGAGACCGGGACGAAGCACTTTGCCAATGGTATCAGGATGAGGTTCACCAGTGAAGGCAAATCGGTGTTGGCTAAGTCCCTAGCCTTGCGTTCTCGTAAACAAGCGTTTCTAGCAGGTTTAGATGACTCATTTCTAAACAGACTGCCAAAGGGATTACAACAGTCGGCTATGTTTATGTTCCGTTTGGCAGACCTTCAGAATGTCTCGGATGCTTTCCTGGCTGGATATTCAGAGGCGAAGGAAGGTCTGCCAAACGCTAGTGAGGCTGTCTGGATTGCTAGGGGTGACGAAGTCGCTGCCGATACCCAGTTCCTTTACACCAAGATGAATAGTATGGCAATATCACAGAGTGCCCCTGGCAGACAGTTTGCTATGCTCACCACTTGGACGGGCAACTGGATGGAACTTATGACCAAGTGGATTAGTAAGAGACCATCTAGTGTTTATACTGAATACGAGCAAGCTACAGGACAGACAGTTACGAAAGCTCCTTGGTCGCAGACGTATCAATCTATCCTGATGTATATACTCATTGTTGGCCTGGCTAAGGTGATTAAGGATAGGGAGAGGCTCAAAGCTTGGGAATACACAGGTGTAACTTCTTTGAGATATTTGGCGGGTGTAGTTGGCGGTGAGTTCCCTGGGTTGGAATTACAAGGTGCTATTGCGGATTTTATAACTGGCGTTACTATGCAAGACGAAAGGATGATTAAATCGGGCTGGAATAATTTACGCAAAACGATTACTCCTAGCATTCTGAAACAATTAGAAGCTGTGGCTACTGGTGAAAAGGATTGGCTCACACTATTATTTTATCTGAAAGGTAAAGACTTCAAACTAAAGCAACTTGAGGATAAGTGGGAGGAAGGGTGGCAGTCCTATGAAGATTTAACAGACCCACTGGTAAGGGCAAAAGACTACCCGACACTTAATACTCAAACTGCACAGAAGAGATGGCGTGAACAAAATCCTATCCTGGAAGCTCAGATGTTTGTGTCGGGGAACTTCACTACATTATCGTCCGAGATGGCAAGGCAGGAAGTTCTAAGACTGATAGAAGCCAACAATATAGATACCGAACTAATACCTGGCTACGATAAAATCTTTGGGGTAGATACCTCGACTGAGTTAGCACCATTCAGGAACAGGATAGGCAACCTTGAGAAATTGGTTATCGGTGAAGATGCTGAATACTTTGATATGGGGAGCTATGCCGAACAAGTCCATAAAATGGTCAATAGTCAGGGGAAGAATAAGGTATTAAGAGATGGTGAACCACTAGCGGTAGAAATTATCAATGCCGAGGACTTATTTATACCCTATGAAGCCACTGATGCAAAGAGTGGTGGTAGACTGGTGATGAGACAAAATAATCCTGAATTAGAAGCGCTACTTTACTTGACTGGTAAGGTTACTGACTTCCAGAATCCCAATAGTGCTACTGAATTGTTACGTCTGATGGAGAAGTATAAAATACCTCCACAGGCTATCAACGCATTTCAGCAAGACCCTGATAAATATGATGAGCTATTTACTCAGAAGTTTGAACTAGAGCAAACGAACTTTGAACTATCCAATCAGTATGAGAACTTCGGCAATACTGAAGCACCTAACTTTATTGAGGATAAGGAAGAACGTAAACTAGCCAGAGAGCAGTTCAAGGAAGATAATCCGAATTGGGTAGCGGATATGAGACGTGTAGAGGCTATTGATAATGACGTACCTGATAAACTAGATGGTATGAATGGGGTAGATGTTTGGGCTGATAGGGGGGTAGTTGTAGATGAGTTTGGTGCTAGTAGTTCGGAGGCGCTTGTCTGGTTACTTGATAACCCTGAAACCTATGACTGGGCGATAGCCAATGACCTACTTAGTGATAGAAAAGAGGAACTACTAGAACAGGAGGCAGTGCTACGCCTTAACGCTGACCTCAGTGACTTAGAAGAGGGGTCTGAGCAATATGCTACTGTTAAAAGGAAGATACAAGCTCACTCTGAAGGCTTTACTGCGATTGATGACTTTGTTTCATATTATGACCTTCCAGTAGCAGGATTTAGACAGGAGCGTTATCTGCAAGAAAATCCTGAGTTTGCTGCGGAGATGAAAGGAATCAAGGGAATAGAACCTCCCGATTATATTCCACCAGTAGAATATGATGAAATTAAAGAAAAGGAAACTAGAACTCCTGAAGATGACTTGCGGGTTAAAGCCTATGATGAAAAGCTCCCATTTGAGCATATAGATGGTTATGTGCAGTATTACACACTAGACGCTAAGGGATATGCCCAAGAAAGATACCTCAAGGCTAATCCTGAGTTCTATAAGGAAATGAAGAGTCGCTTAGGTTGGAAAACAGATATTAAATGGGACTGGATACCCACTGAGAAAGTGGAGACTTCCTACGATGAGTATAATGAATTAGATACAGGCAGACGAGTGGGTATGTTTGGCTTATCCTTAACAGAGAGAGAGGAACTTAGATATAATAATCGTGACCTGGATGCGTGGCTTGTACTAACAGATAAGGTCAGCAAGCCCATAGAAGAGGTGTTCAAGGAACGTGAAGCAATCATTAGAAAGAAGGACTTAACCCCAGCCGAGAGAGCACGTCAAAGTATAGAAGAAAGGCGTAGAAAACTGAGGGAGAGGTTGGGTCGCTGATGGCTGATGTCAGATGTAAGAAATGCAACAAGAAACTAGGTGCTGAGTTAGATGGTCAGATAAATATTGTGTGTCCTAAGTGCAGCACCTATAACACATTTGATACTAGACTTGACAAACTACCACGAATTGTGGTAAGTGTTAAATAGTACATTAACAGTAATTGAATAAGTAGAGCTACAAGATAGCCCATTTAAGAGACTCTTAGAAGTCCTTGAGTGGGCTTTTTTATTATCAAAAAAGAGGAGGAGAAATGAGCGAAAGCGATAATGTCAACGAGGGCGAAACCCCACGGGCGAGTACACCAAATGACGAAAACGCAAGTACATCAACGGTCACTAAGGAAGAGGCTAAGAAACTGGTTATTGATGCTCTGGCAGAACAAGGCAGATTACACAAGGTTGCAGTTACTAAAATAACTGAAGAGAGGGATACCCTCCAAAGGAAAACCACAAAGGATAAAACCAGACTTGAAGGTGTTGACGAAGAAAGGAAATCTCTCCAGCAACAGATTGATGAACTGTCGAGTGATGACCTTGACAAATCTGACTACGTTAAGAAGTTAAGAGGACTTAAGGAAGAAGAGCAGAAACTAAAAGACAGAATCAGTGACCAGGAGGACACAGAGGAACGCTACGGGGAACGTATCAAGAAAGTAGAAGCTAAAGAACTTGAGGATTCAATGCGTGAGTTAGTTGAGGAATACGAGAATGGAGACCTCAGTAAACTTGAGACATTGCGTGAAACTGCTGACGTTACAAGTATAGAGCAGATACGCAAATTAGCGGATACTATCTGGAGTAAAAAGGAAGAACCCTCAACTCCTGTGATAGAACCTTTTTCTGGTGAGACGGAAGGTGGGGCGGAGAGTAGCGAACAGAAAACATTAAAGAAAATGTATCCAACTATGTTCCCAAAATAAGGAGGAAAAATGGCAACTGAACTAGGAATTAAATTTTTAACCATAGCTGACTGGGCTAGGAGACTTGACCCAGATGGTGGGGTTTCTATGGTGATTGAGCAGATAGCAGAAACCAATCCACTGCTTCAGGATGCGAGTGCGATGGAGGGCAACCTTCCTACTGGGCATAGAAGTACAGTGAGGACTACTCAGCCAGCGGGCACTAGGAGACAGTTTAACGCTGGTGTTGCTGAGACCAAGAGTACGACACGTCAGGTGGATGACGGGCTTGAAATGCTGGAGGCTTATTCGGCAGTAGATGTAGCCTTGGCAGAACTTAATGGTAACTCAGCAGCTTTCAGGGCTTCAGAGGATGCTGCGTTTATGGCAGGTTTGAGTGAGGATGCTGTTGACGATGTTCTCTATGCCAACTCTGGGGTAACTCCAGAGAGGATGCACGGACTTACTCCAAGGTATAGTTCGTTATCTACTGGCACGTCTAACTACGTGATAAATGGTGCGGGTTCGAGCGCTCTTACTTCGCTTTGGCTGATTACGTGGGGGGAGAAAACAACTACCCTGATTTACCCTAAAGGGTCAGTGGCGGGATTGAAGAGACAAGACCTTGGCGAGAGACCTTGGGATGACGGGTCTGGTAATCCTTATCAGGCTTATGTAACCCACTTCGTATGGAAGATAGGTCTGGCTGTGCCTGACTACAGGTACAATATACGCATCTGCAATATCGCTACGGGTGACTTGACAGTGGATGCTTCTACGGGTGTTGACCTGATGAAAAATATGGTTGACGCTTACTGGAAGAGACCAACCGAGGCATTGGGTAGTATGAACAGAACTTATTGGTATTGCAATAGAACGATAGGTCAATACTTGCACCACCAGGCATCCAACAAGAGTAATGTTAATCTCACGATGGACAATCCTGCTGGTACTCCTATAATCAGGTTCTTGGGTGCGCCTATCCGAATATGCGATGCCATCACTTCAAGCGAAACAGTCGTAGCCTAAAATAAGGAAATAACAAGGGAGGTTTTTCAAAATGCTATTAGATAGTCTTTTAAGATTTAGTGATGGGGAGGATATAAGTCAGTCTCCTGGTGATAAGTATTCAACGAGTGTTCTCAACACGAGCACGGTGCTTGGTGACTTCGGGGCAGGTGAACAACTGTATGCCATCTTCTGTATTGATGTGGCGGTTACTGGTGGCACAGCAGTGGTATTTGCCATAGTTGATGAGGAAGACACCACGCTGGCTGGTACTTCCGTTGTAATTGCCCAGACGGCTGCACTCGGTATGTCTAGACTGACACTTGGGAAGATATTCGTACTTCCTATTCCCGCTGGTCTAATCACGCAACAGTATCTTGGTGCTAAATACACCATCACTGGGACTACATCTACGGGCACAGTCTCTGGTTGGTTTGGGATTGGCCCGCAGACCTGGAATGTATAAAATAATTGAACACGCAAATAAATAAGTTAGGCATGTCAGGGGAGGGGAGGCATAAGTCTCCCTATACCCTGTCAAACTAAAGGAGGTTTTCATGCCGACAACGCACAGATGGGCACAAAGATTCTATAATACTATAACCGTAGGTAAAGACGCTGCCGGACACGATGTCAAATTCTTTGGTGACACTTCGGGTTCATATTGGCTTTGGGATGCAAGTGCTAATGCGATGGTACTTGCTAACGTTGATATAGCAATAGACCAAGGGCAGTATATCTATCTTGATGGCGACCAAGGGGGCGAATATATAACTTCTGACGTTGCCAACTACTTAATGCTCAATGGCACGTATGGGTTAAGCCTTGCTATTGCGGGAACTGATGAGGTATACGTTACTGGAACTGCTGTTACAATCGCCACTAATGACGTTACCCTATCCGCAGGAGACCTAACTTTAACTGCTGGCAACGCCTCTGTTGTTGAGGGGGCTATTATCTACCTTGCTGGGCAGGATAGTACGGAATATCTCACCTCCGATGCCACTGGGTACTCAATGCTGAATGGCTTAACTGGGGTGAACCTAGCTGTTGGTGGAACCGATGAGGTGGCGGTGAGTGCTAGTGCTGTAACACTTGCTACTAACAACCTTACTCTCACGCTTGGAGAACTTGCGTTGGGAGCAGGTAACGCTTCTGTAGTCCAAGGGGCTGTGATTTACCTTGATGCTCAGGATGGTGCTGAATACCTTACCTCGGATACTACAGATGAGGCTACTCTTAATGCTACAACTGCTGTCAACATCTCTATCGGGGGAACAGACGAAGTTGCAGTAAGTTCTAGTGCGGTCACATTGGGTTCAAATAACCTAACCCTTACGTTAGGTGAACTGGCTCTTGGGGCAGGCAATGCCTCCGTGGTGCAGGGCGCTGTCATATATCTCGATGGACAAGACGGTGGTGAGTATCTTTATTCTCCTACTGCGAGTGAAGCTACTCTTAATGCCACCACTGAAGTTAATCTAGCTGTTAGCGGTACTACTGAAGTAGCTATTGGCGCAACTACTGTGACTATTGGTAGCAACAACCTGGTTCTCTCTACTGGTAGTGTCGCTATTGCTCAAGGGCAGTACATATACCTTGACGGAGACCAGGGGGGAGAATACCTTACCTCGGATGTTGCGGACTACGCTATGCTGAATGGTACGACTGGGGTAAATCTTGCTGTTGCAGGCACTGATGAAGTGGCAATTACAGCAAGTGCAGTTACTCTAGCCAGTAATAACCTGACGCTCACATTAGGGGAACTAGCCCTCGGAGCAGGCAACGCATCCATTGTTCAAGGGGCAGTTATCTACTTGGATGGGCAGGATGGTGGGGAATACCTGACTTCCGATGCGGTTGGCTATGCAATGGTCAATGGCACTACAGGAGTAAATGTTGCTATCGCTGGTGTTGACAAGATTCTGGTTACAGCAAACACAACCACACTCACCAATGATTTGACGATGACTGCTGGTGAGTTCGTGATTGGTGCTCCAGTAAAAATGTTGATAACTGATAAGGCTGTCGATACCAAATATCTGACGGTGGCTGAGGCAGGTGTAATCACAGCTTCAACCGATGGGATTTACCTCTATCTTCCTACTTATGTAGGGAATGAAGGTACAACCTATTTCATCAAAGCTACTGATTCACATACGTATGGGGTATACATATTTGGCTACGATGCCACTGAATTCATAGATGGAGCAAACAGTAAGACAAGTGGAGCACAATATGACCTCCTGGGCGTTATAGCTGATAGCGCTGGGTGGCATAACATTTCGAAAATAGGAACGTGGTCATAAAAAAGGAGGGTAAAATAGGGTGAAGTTACGCAATCAGGAAATTTGGTTAGCCTATTCTAATATGGCGAAGGTCTGGAAACTAGACCTACCCGCCAAGGATAGCTTGGGTATCTCTTATATATTATCCAAGCTACAGACACCATACTTGGTTATCGAGGGTGAAAGGAAAAAGTTAGTTATGAAGTATGGCGTACTTCACCCTGACCAAAAACAGGTTTCTGTAATGCCTGGTAGTGAAAATGAGGGTGACTATTCAAGGGAGTTCGCTGAGGTTCTTGTCAGTGAGTGGCCTGATGAGTTTGAGTTCGAGAAAGTCAAGGTCTTGGGTAGTATTATAGATGCCAACACCCTCCTACCGCTAAGGGGTAAATTCCTTGAAGTGGAGGAGGGTTAATGGCTACGGAACAAAGCACGATTTACTCGACAATACCGATGCAGATATTTATGATGAACTCCATCAAGAAGCCAATCCTTGAGTCTGTTGAAATAATATTTAACCCCGATGCTTCTAAAATAGACAAGGTAAAGGCTGCTCGTAAACTATGGAAGGCTGTACAACTTATCTCGAAGATGCCAGAACCGACACTGGAGGGTACGTGGCATCCTAATTCGCACAACCTGATTATATTAAGGGACTGGTTGTGCGAGAGATGCTTCCTTGCCACTGAACGGATGGGACTTATCCGCAGGTTAATGAATTTTATAATTATCCTCTATGACTTTGACCCGCCCTGGAGGTGGGTACTAGATTCGGTAAAGGATGAGGCACTCAAAATGGAATGGAAGTCAAGAGGGTACGAGGATGTAAGAACTGAAACGTATGCTTGGTGGAGGGAATAATGAAAGTGTTTCTGGTAGTGGTTCTGATATTGGCACTTCTAGTTGTTGCTGAGTTCCTTGTGATAGATGGTGTCAAATCATTCTGTACTGATAGTGTAACAATGTATTTTTGGCTCGTCTGACGAGGCGGGAGGGGATGGGGAGGGATTACCCTCCCCTCCCTGTCCCCATAGGAGTGATATGCCTAAGAAACTAGAGGAAAAGTTAAAGAGGCAAGCTAGGAAGAAAGGTTTTGTAAAGGATGGCTTGTCTGAGCGTGGCAAAAGGTATGTCTACGGAACACTTCATAAGATAGAGAAGAAGAAGAAATGAGAAGTAGGGAAGAAATACTCCAATCCCCTTCGGGTCTTGAAAACAAGATGCTTGAGGTCTTATTCGATATACGAGAACTTCTTATTAAAGAAATGAAACGGAAAAAGAAGGTGACAAAGATGAAAAAGAAATGACCTCAGATTTCATGTGGAGAGTTTAACTCTTCGGGGCTTCTGAGCCATGAATAAATAAAGAGGTGAATAAAATGGGAGTACCAACTAGACGAATACTAGACCCTGTATACGGCTCGCCTATTCTAAGGGCTGCTAACAATGGAACAGCCATATGGAACAAAATCAACACGAACAGCCAATGGCAGAATGGGACAGGCTGGCAAGCCTGCCTTACTGGTGGGGTACAGACAGGAGACGATTGGGGAGCAGCCTTCTTCCCCGTACAAGCACAAGTTCTAGTCAAGGATTTCAGTGATGCACTAACTACCCAATGGAAATACTACATGACTGCAACCCAGACTATGGGCGTAAACATAGTCATCTGGGTTCACAATCCAGCCAATCTAAGTCAACGTGCCGAGATAACTCAAATAGGTGGTACGGCATTACTTGGCAAGACTCTGGGTTGGAACAGCCACACATTACTCAAGACTACTACTCAGTTTGTATGGTATGGTGAGGACTGGTCTGGAAGTTTGGTTGCTACACTAACAGGTTCGGGGCTTACTGCTGGAACTCAATATACGTGGGCACAATTCCAAGCTGACGTACTATTCAGGGACTGGGAGATTTATAGAGTTTCCCTTGAGCATGGTTGGGAGGCATCGGGGACTTTTCAGTCAGTATGGTTGACTGAGGCAGAATTCAACGGGCAAACTGTCCCGATTATACCTTCATTACAGGAACTCTTCGCTGCTGATACTGCACTGGCTCAAGTCACGCTTCTGTCTAATACAGGGGTGGACATTGGCGATGTAGACGTTCTAAGTATAGCCACTGGTGCTAATGTCATCGGTAAAGTTGGAATAGACCAGACCACTGAAGGCACAACTAACGGGGTTTATCTTAGGACTGGCTCCAACCTAGCGGGAATCTTCAGTATAGACCAAGTTACAGCCAATGCCAACGAGGTTGTCCTTAAAGCAGGTACGGCAGACGTTGGTAAAGTGGGGCACAATAAGACTGGCATAGGTCACGGTGTCGAGACTGTAGATTCTGCTGGTGCAGACCAACCGATAGTCACTGCGTCTATAACTGCTAAGTCAGTCATAATCCAAGCTCAAACGGATAATACCAGTGCTATTGCCGTTGGTGCTCCAGGTGTAGACGCTACAGTGGCTACAGGGAATGGGATACTTTTATATGCTGGTGATTGGACTCCGTGGCTTGAGATAGATGACTTGTTTGAAGTCTACATTGATGCCCTTGTTACTGATGAAGGTGTCCGCTTTATCTATCTCACTTAGGAGAGTTGAATGCTAGCAAATGATGGTAAAAATATGTGGCGTAACAAGGGGAGTTTGAACTTTCCCCTAAACGGGCTAGTCATGTATTCCCCGTTGTGGCACCCTGAGCAGCAGGGGTTTTGTGAGAGCTTTGATGGAAATGACTACCTCAGTAATGCTGTGGCTAATTTCAGGAGCGGGGATAGTGCTGGTGCTATTGAGATATGGTTTAGAACTACTACCACTGGGGCATGGCAAACATTATTTTCTTCTGCTGATGAGGGTAGTGCCACTCGGTTTATATACTTTTTAATTTCTACGTCAAATACAATACGACTACAACAGAGAAACAATGACGCCGATGATAAGATAATAGGAACGACTACTGTAACTGATGGCAAGTGGCATCATGCGGTATTCTCTTCTAACGGAACTGCATATAGTTTTTTCCTTGATGGGGCTGTTGAGGAATTTACCGTTGTCGGCGGCACAGATAGCGGGGATTGGTTCGCCGATACTGCTTTGCGAGATAATATAACTGTGGGTGTTATTGAGATTGACTCTCTCCTTAACTATTTTACTGGTGCTATCGGTTGGACTCGTGTCTACTCCCGTGAAATGCTACAACCAGAAGCTCTTACCAACTCCCAGAGAGGTAGAAACGCAGTAGCCTCAGATGATACAGGACTCGTATTTAACCTCCCAATGGATGAAGGAACAGGCAATCCAGTAGATGATGTAGGTTCTCTGACAATGACCTCAGTAGGTGCTACTTGGATAGAAAGTTTAAGCTACTTCGATAATAGTGCGGGGTTATGGACTCCAATGAGTAACTTCGGTGCTACTTGGGATAAGTATGGCAGGACTTTTGATGGTATTGTTGATGTTATAAAAGCAACGGTTGCAGGACTTCCACAAAACAATGAGCCTGTATCTATAGAGGTTTGGTATAACCCAGCCAATGATACAGAGTCAGATGGCTGGATAGTTCACTGGGGAGCTTTAAGCAGTGATGATTCTTATCTTGTTGTCCAAATAACGAAGAAAATAAGATTCGCTTTCTATGCTAACGATTTGGATACTGTTGGGGATGTGCTTACGCCAGGTACACCGACACATATTATAGCCACTTATGACGGAACTACGAGGATAATCTATATCAATGGTGGTTTAGATAACTCTGATACTCCAACTCCAGCAACTGTTAGCGGGACTAATTTAGGAATTGGTGCTGACAATCTAGGGACTGGGCACTTCACTCAAGGTATTATAGGTGAAGTCCGTGTCTATAACCGAGCCTTGACTGCGGGTGAAGCGATGAGGAACTACCAAAGAACTAAATGGAGGTACAGTAGCTAATGGCTAGTTTAAGGTTAGAAATCTCATACTCTATTCCAGAGAGCGAAACAGGCATTAGACTACTTAGTACAACTATTGATGAGAAAGAAGTAGGCGGGATAGTTCTACCTGCCATTGTAGCAAATAAGATTAAGGTTGTGCTGGCAGACCTCCATGACCTCAAGAAGTATGCCCAAAAGATAAATGAAGGACAGCCCAACGAGGAGAATACCACAAGGGCAATTTACCGTATCTGCTATCACGATGAGGGAGAAGGACATAAACCAGATAGCCCAGAGATGGAGATATAAATGACGTGGCTTGGTTGTTTCATTCTACTGTTGGGATTATTAGGATTATATCTTTTGTTTGATAGATATTTAGACAGGTACAGGAGTCAAGGTGGCACAAACATACGCTAATTTACAAGACCGCATCGAACTTAACCTCCAGGATACCGCTGGGGCAATATATGACCAGGGGACAGATGGTGAGATACAAGAGGCTATCGCTGACTCTCTCCGAGACGTTGCCAATTACGTCAAGCATATCGTAAGAGTGGTATACCAGGTTGAGTCTCGTGGCGGTAGTGCTACGGCTACCACTACTGGCAGCTTAGTAGACACATCCAATCTTCAATTCGTAGCAGGTGATGTTGACAAGGTGGTTCATAATACTACCGATGATACGTGGGCTGTTATTACTGGTTATACCTCAACCTCGGTTGTGACCTTATCTAAGGATATTATGGCTTCTGGGGAAACCTACTACATTTACAACAAAGGGTGTCACGCCTCCAACCAGATTAACATTGGTGATGTTACTGACTATTTATGGGTAGACCATCTTGAGTATCCTGTGGGAACGTGGAGAGAGATAGAGGATATTGATGGGGATATTCTAACCTTTGGTATTAACTCACGGTATATAGATGACTCTGCTGAAACAGCCTCCCGAATAGATGTTCACGTTTATTTTAATAAGAGGCACAAGGTATCTCAGCTTACTGATTTAGCAGCAGCAGTTTATCTTACCGCTGGCTATTCTGCCGGTGATACTTCGATGCTAATTGATGGTCTTCAATCTTCAGGTACGATTGAGGAAGGGCAGGAGTTCACCATTCAGTATAGGAAGGAAATCTATACAGTCACAGCAGATGCTACCATAGCCACCAATGTTACCTCGGTTTATTTCTACCCAGGGCTTGAGGCTGATGTGGATAATGATACTGTAATGACGTTAAAGCTATCTACCTTAGATACTATGACCGAACCTGTATTCTGTAAGTACACAGCAGGGGCAGTAATGATGAGCAAGGCTGGACTACCTATTCAGGAAGCACAAACAGCTATAGCTGTTTTAACCACAGCTTCAACAGCAATAGGGAATATGACAGCTATAATAGATGTCGCAGCTAACCCTACTACTGGCTTGCTTTATAAGGGTATAACAGAATCAGATAGAGCGGTAGATTTAATCACAGCCTATGCCGAAGGTGCCATTTACAAGATGGATGCTGAGATACTCAAAGGGGTATACCTGGTAACTACTGAGGCTGGTGGGGCAATATATAAGATAGATGCTGAGGTAGCTCAAGCATTAGATGATTTAGATACTGGGCGTGCTGCGATTTCAACTATGAGTCCCTTTGGTGATATATCTGCGAGGTATCTAGGGTATGCTCAAGGAGATGTGGCTAATGCTAGGGGATACCACGATGAGGCACAAGGTTATATAGAAGAAGCAAGGGGTAGTGCTGATGTTGCTCGTAATTATATGGTAGAGGCTCAGGCATATATTCAGCAAGCTCAGGCAGATGAGCAATTATCCAGTAATTATATGGCATTAGCTGCCCACGAGTTAAGCAGTGCTGCTCAGTATATGAATCAGGGAGTGGGTTATCTGAGAAGGGTAAACACCAACTTGGCTGTAGCTGGTGGTTGGAGGTTATTTGAGGAGAAGGGAAGTTTGATGAGGAATGAGGCAATCAGGCAACTAGAAAGGATGGCTAAACCTCAGCCTGCTAAGTCATTCTCAAGAAATTAGATATGGAGGAACATCATCAGAACCCTGTCAGCCGAATTATTAGCTGCCCAGATTGCGATGGGAACTCCTATATGCAAGGTTTACCTGTGGTCTGGGACTACTGTATACAACTATACCTTTGATTCCACTAATGTCCTCTTAGGAGTCAAACACTTAGAGCAACCCTACAATCAGCAAGCCACTGTAATCATTGATAACTATGATGGTGGATTGACTGATGTTGACCTCAAAGGTTACTCATCGGTATTAAGCTATGGGTATTATGTAGATGGTGATTTGTATTCCCCTACTGCTCCACTAACAGTCGTATCCCAAGAACTCCAATCAGCAACGGGGCCAACAGGGCGATTAACCAACCACCTATCCTTGGTCGGTATCCCTAATTTAATAGGTTATGATGAAGCCAATGCTGACTTTGAGATACTGAATGGTGATGGCCGGTCTGTTAAGGACTTCCTGGAAGAGATAGTCAGCAAAGAAGATACCGCAACCACAGGTACAGAATCACAAGAGGAAGCTGACAGCGATATGATACTGCATAGTGGGGTGCTCTATTATGCAGGTCAAGAACTGACTATCGCTTATAGAACGGTAGATACGCTCACCTTCAAACTCAAGAAGGTAGGGACTCCTACGGGGAATATAACCTTCTATATAGATGATGCAGATGGGAGTGAGTTAGGAAGTAAGGTTCTGGGAAATGCCTCCGCTTTAACAACCTCTTATGCGGAAAAGACAGTTACCTTTGATTCCCCTATCGTTATCAACACAGCGGGGAAAAACACCAAGATTCTCTGCGAGTTTACAGGTGGGGATGTCAATAACTATGTGAGCTTTGCCTACGAGAAATTACAGTCAGACGCAGATGGTGGGGGAAGTATAAAAACAGGGGAAAACTTAGTCACCCTATACACAAGTGGTTGGGAATCTCACTTTGGTAGGGATGCCTTCTATAAATACACTTATCAATTAACATCAGCCTCTACCCCTTTTAGTCACTGTATAGCTTATGAGATTGATTACGACACCTCTACAGCGGGTACTCTACTTGAAACCTACCAACCTAAAGATGCCTTGCGTATAGACAAGGGTAGTTCTCGACTGGAGATTATTAAAACCCTCTTGAGACTTACAGGCTTTTCAATGCGTGCTGGAGATGATGGTGATATACATATATTCCAAGCAACCACTTCAGGGGGTTCGTATGATTACCAGTATAGTCTAGCTGCTGGTTCTCACGTTTTCTTCACTAAGGGATGGAGACAAAAATTAGTTATCCCTGCTATTGTTAGTGTGAGTTCCCGACCCTTTGATACGTCTCAATATGCAGGTACTGCCACAGATACCTCAGTTCCAGTACCGTTAAGAAAGACTGAATATATTGAATTATTCTTAGCCAGTAACGCTCAAGCGAGTGCTGTTGCTACTGCAAGGCTAGGGCATTACCAGATAGATGCTGAAGGTGGCTTTGGCTCAGTCCCAATGAATTGCGGGCAAGAGGTTTATGACTACATTCTTATCACTGATTCAAGGGAAGGGGGTAGCACCAGGATTGGTAATATCGGGCAGATACTAAGGGTGTTTGAGCCTAACAAGTGGCAGATGGACTTCCGCTTTGGTGGCATTGAAGCCCCTGTAGAACTTATAGGGATTGGTTCGGGTACTACCGCTACTACTAATTTTGTTTCTACCAGTCTGTTCTTTGCATACATCAACGATATATATGCTGACTTGCAATATGTCAAAGACCAGATACCTGTAGGCGATGGACAGAAGGCAATTCACTTACTTATTAACTACGGATTTTATCCAATTCCCAAAGGGGAGAAGGGTCATATCTTCCTACCATTTAAGGGTAATATACTCTATGCCTTCCTCTATGCTGACCAAACAGGTTATATCGTAGTAGATATATGGAAGGATATAATTGATAACTTCCCTCCTACAGTAGCCGATACGATTGTAGCCAGTGCTCCACTAACTCTAAGTAATGCTGAGAGAGAGTATAATACTACACTAACGGGTTGGACTACCGCCTTTTTAGCTGGAGACCTTTTGGCTTATAATATTAAGTCCTTTGATGCTGCCGAGTCGTCTACTTGGGTAGCTGATACGGTATATGCAGGGAGCGCCAAGGTCAAACCGATAACCGATAATGGGTATGAGTATATCGCTACTGTGGGTGGTACTTCTGGTGCTAGTGAACCAGCCTGGCCGTGGGAAGATACGATAACTGACGGCACAGTTACTTGGGGACTATATTGCACAATTAAGAGGTTAAGCATAATCCTGGTAGTGGAGGAAACAACCTAATGACTGGTTCGGGGACTGTCAACGACCCCTATATTATCCAGAATGTGACTGACCTTCAAGCCATAGAGAACAATCTTGGTTCTTATTATGAGTTAGAGGGCGATATTGATGCCTCTGCCACATCAGGGTGGAACGCTGGGGCTGGTTTTGACCCCATAATTTTATTTACAGGGCAGCTTGATGGTAAAGGCTATACTATTAGTGATTTGTTTATCAACCGACCCACTGAGTTTAATGTTGGTCTAATCGGATATGCTAGTGCTCCTATTGTTCTTAAAAATATCAAGTTAACTGGCGTGGATATTACTGGGAAAGGCACAATGGGAGCTTTACTTGGCTATACAGAAAGTGACGCTACGGTTGATATAGATGACTGTAGTTCTATTGGTGTTGTGTCAGCCACTAATGGTCAGGTAGGAGGATTGATAGGCTATGCCTATAATGGGGCAATAGATAATTGCTGGAGTTCCTGCACGGTAACTAATGGCAGTGGCGGTTCTCAAACTGGTGGCCTAATAGGATATAACATATCTTCCACGGTAACTCAATGCTATGCCACGGGTGCAGTCACATCTTCAGACTCACAGACTGGCGGTTTAATAGGCAAAGCCTGGGATGGTGCTATATCTAAATGCTATGCCACAGGGAACGTCTCAGGAGTGGGCGAAGTTGGAGGACTCATCGGGTATAATGAAGAAGCTCCCGTTGATGATTGCTATGCCAGAGGAAACGCTGATGCAACGACAGATTATTATGCTGGCGGGCTGATAGGGCGAAATAGTGCGGGTGTTATCGATGACTGCTATTCTACTGGGACTGCAAGCACTGTTGATGACTCTTTAGAAGGTGGTCTTATAGGTGACAATTACGGAACGGTCACAAATTGCTTCTGGGATACTGAGACCTCTGGTAATGCTACCAGTGATGGCGGAACTGGCAAGACTACAGCCCAAATGAAAACACAATCTACATTTACCGATGCTGGATGGGACTTTACGACTATATGGTACATTAGTAGTGGTGTGAATGACGGATACCCTGCGTTTACATCAGGTGCTCTTGTTGCAGGGCATCCCAATGCAAGTATTCAAGCGTTTATTTTAGGGTGAAGATATGAGTGGATATACAGATTGGTTAGCATCCCTTATAGGGACAACAAGTTCAACCTTTACGGCTCATAAGACACGTCATCAAAATGGCGGTGATGATGAGATTTCTCTATCTGGGCTAGATGGGGAACCAAATGATACTGTCAATAAGAGCTTATTTGATGCCAATACATTTGTATATGCCTATGCGGATAACACTCCTTTGGCAATAAGTCCTGCTGAAGTTATGGCTATCTTATCAGGTGACGCTGCTGCTGCCTTCGACTGGAATGGTCAGGACTTGATAGATACGGGGAAAATTAGGGCTGCTACCTCAGTCTGGTGGCACGAACACGACTTATTTGCTACCTCTTTATCTAAAGGAGCGTCTGGGGCGACTCAAGTAGCACCGAATGCAAATACTATAGGCGGTTGGAACCTAATCGCAGTAGGCGATACTCTCTATTATGGTGCTCACATTGAATTAGACTGGGATGGAGCTACTGACATACAAGCAAGGGTTTGGTTTGAAGTAAACGTAGATAATACTGGTGGGGCTGATGCCGATACCGTTGACCTCCAGCTTGTTGTAAGATATAAGGGCGAAGGTGAGACAGCCATTAAGTCCCAAACATTGGAAATCGCCACCACTGTTGGAAAGTCAGCACAGTATAAGCAGTTTCAAACAGTTTTTACTGTAGACTATGATGCTGGTGGTAATGTGGTTGAGGCTTTGGATATTATGGCATTTGCCCTCAACTTAGAGACAGATACTAGCGAGGTAGACGATATAATAATTAACTTAGTTGAGTTAAGATACCAAATGAAGCATCCTAATTTAGAAGTATAGGAGTAGAAATGTGGAAGATAAAGAGAGAGACAAATTAGCCCAAGAAACCCACCAAGCCCTACTCGGTATCCCTGGTACAGAGGACAAGGGGTTAGTCGGTGATGTTAAAGAAATGAAGTCTGAGATGAAGAAAATGAATAGCAAGGTGCAAGGTAACACCATCAGGAGCAAGGTCAACCAGGCTATAATAGCAATCGTTATTCTCGGTGCTGGTGGCGGAGTAACTAAGCTGCTTGACCTTTGGTAGCCTCAAACACTTTCTCTATTGCCAGGAATAAGGCATCGGTGAGGTCTTTGTCACTGGCTTGAAAGGTAGTACAGACGTCAGATATAACCACCTTCACACGCTTACCCTTAACTATATGAATGTGTATATTATAACCCCATTTCTGTACTTCTAGCACCGCATACTTGATGAGTGAGTTCATGTCTTCTATGAGAGGTAAACTTACCCGCTCAGAGCCATACCACCAAGAGTCTGTAGGTCTAGGGCGTGAAGGCCAACTCATTTCCCAAAACCCACAATTCTCCCAAAACTTCCGTATCCTTGCTTGTTCTATCATTCTTTACTCCTAAACGTTGGCTCAGGGTATGGTATCTTGCCTATATCGATTAGCGGCTCTACTTGAAAATAGTCAGTATGCCTGGGGTGGTTCTTTCCCTTGATGACTACTCCCTGAGAATGGATGCGGAATAGATAACTATCTGCCCTGTCAAAAAATATATCCCGAACTTCCTGGGGCAAGTCTACCCAACTTAACATTCTACTTATTTCTGAACCCTCATAGAAAGTCCGTGCTGTATCTTCCCGTATCTCTTCTTGTTTTGTCATCATTCCTCCTTCTGTATCCATTTATTAACCCCTATGTCCCTGAAGTATAATTTGTCCTTACCAATGAACTTACCAAATTAACCATCTCAGAATAATCTTCCTCCCGGAGCGTGAAGTCTCCTAACCCACCATCTTTCCCCTTGAGGCATTTTATGGCTTGCTTAATGCGCCACCATAACCTGGGTTTCCCAACCAGATAAGGTTCGAAACTACACTCTATAACATTCCCCTCGTCATCACGCTCTATTACCACCGATAAGCTGTGCCCAGCATCATAACACCCACAACTAAACCTCATTATCTGAAACCTGTTGCCTTCTAATAACCTATCCATTATTCCTCCTTCTTCTTATGACTTCTCTTGGCATCCCAAATGACTTTGCTTCTAACATAATCAGACAGCTTTAGCTCCTGTTTCTTAGCCCTTCTTAGAAGGGTGTTATACATCTCATTAGTGACACGGAAGGAAATCACCTGTGTTGTGGCAGATGGATTGTTACTCATAACTAATCCTCTCTACTGTAACAGCTAAATCATAAAGCCGTGTAGCCATTATCTAGCCCTCTATTAAATCCTCTAGCTTGTTTACTAATTCCTCAGTAGTTTCATATACCTCCTCTTTAGTAGAATAACGGTAACGAGCAACCTGGTCTAATCTACCTACAAGCAAATGGATTGCCTCGTGTTTGGCAGCTTTTTTAATACCTTTGGGGGGTTCCTTCTCAGCCGATAGTTCACTATTTAGAGTTACAGTAGCAATCATGTCCCCCAAAGAAACATCGATATTAGCAACAACAGATGAGTCAACTATCGGCTCACACTTGAAATAGACTCGGTAGCCAGTAAGCCCAAACAGCTTCTGCCATTTCTTGAACTCTGATTGAAATAACTCGAAATCTATTTTCCCTTGATTTGGCGTTGGTTCTCTCTTGGCATCCGATTTATCTTTAATAGCCATTTATTTTCCTCCACATCACTACTTCCCACTCCCTGGCAATCTCTTCTGTTGTGCAACACCCCACTACCTTTATATGACCATCGGGATACTCTAGCTGATGCTCCTGCTCCCTGCGTTCCGGGGCTTTAGTTATACCAATGTGCTTGATTACGCCATTCACCTTAAACAGATATTTATATACGTCTTTTACTTCCTTTTCCATTATTTTCCCCTCAAAACATTTTGTACAGTTGTTCGGCTGACTTTGCACTCTGTTGCTATTTTCGTTATAATCTTTCCTTCTTTCCTAAGTTTTACTATTGCCCTATCTCTGTCTAGTTTAGCTTGTTTTTTAGCATCAGTTTCAGGGTCAACATACCTAATC